ATCACCCGAACACAGATCTGCATCGATTCCAAACTTCCTTTTTAGAACCTTTTTTAATTCTACTGAGGCATCACCGCACCATCCATTTGGAAATCTTTTGCCCCTAATGCTTTGATCTTCCTCAAAATTTTTCCTTACCTCTTTGCAGGCAAGCAATATGTCATTCTGATCTGGAATACTCATTTTCAAACTGTAAATTCCGGTTGGTTATTAATTGAAAATTAAACGATAGGTAATTACGTAAGAATATGGCACTCACCGACAAACAAGAAATGTTCTGTCGCGAGTACCTCATCGACTTAAACGCCACACAGGCGGCGATTCGGGCGGGGTACAGCGTCAAAACGGCTAACCGCACCGCCTCCGAAAACCTGTCAAAACCTGACATCCAGAACAGAATCGCTGAACTCAAGAATAAGCGCAACGAGGACGTGGGTATAAATGCTGCTTATGTGCTCCAGCGCCTGGTTGAGATTGATCAGATGGACGTGGCCGACATTCTCAACGACGACGGCTCGTTAAAGGCTGTTAGCCAGTGGCCTAAATGCTGGCGTACCACACTACAGGGTATCGACATATCTTCGACCATTCGCAATTTTGACGAGGAAACCGAAGAAACGATCCTCAAAAAGATTAAATGGCCGGACAAAGTTAAGAACCTTGAGCTACTCGGCAAACATGTAGACGTGCAGGCGTTCCGCGAACAGGTGAAAACCAATCACACCGTTGATTCACTTTCCGACCTGATGGATGAGCTTTCAGGGGGTGCCTGATGGCGCTTAGACCTGAACACCTTGCCCGGCTAAGGGATAAATTCTGGCGGCTTAACCACCTGTACTGGATCACCGATAAACGCGGGAAGCCGGTACGTTTCAAGATGACACCCGAACAGCTGGCCTACTTCGAGGGGATGCATACACGAAACATCATCCTGAAGGCGCGCCAGCTCGGCTTTACAACGCTGGTGTGCATTATCCAGCTCGATGCCGCGCTGTTTGAGGGGGCAAAGTGCGCGCTTATCGCTCACACCCTCAACGACGCAAAACGACTATTCCGCGAGAAAATCAAATATGCCTATGATCGACTGCCTGAGGAAATCCGGGCGGCTAATCCTGCGTCTAATGATGCCGCTGGTGAGCTGGTTTTTAAGAAGGGCGGCTCGCTATACGTTTCGACGTCTTTTCGTGGCGGCACGCTGCGCTATCTTCACGTTTCCGAGTTCGGGAAGATCTGCGCAAAGTACCCGGACAAGGCGCGCGAAATTGTCACGGGTGCTTTTGAGGCTGTTTCAACTGACTGTTTCACGACGATTGAAAGCACAGCAGAAGGCCGCGCGGGATATTTCTTCGATTATTGCCAGACTGCGGAAAAAGCGGCGCTATCTGGTGCGCCCCTCTCTCAACTAAGCTGGAAATTCTTCTTTTTCAGCTGGTGGATGAACCCCCAGTATGCAATCGACCCCGTAGAGCCGCTACCGCAGCGCCTGCGCGATTATTTCGATGAGCTGGAGGCAAAGCACCGCCTTACGCTCAACGACCGCCAGAAAGCGTGGTATCAGGCCAAAGAAACCACCCTCGGCGACGACATGAAACGGGAATACCCGTCGATCCCCGCCGAGGCGTTCCAGCAGTCCGTGGAAGGCGCGTATTATGCGAAACAGTTCGCCATCCTCTACGCACAACGCCGCATCGGCCAGTTGCCGGATAACGATCACCTTCCTGTTTACACGTTCTGGGATATCGGCGTCGGCGACTCAACGGCTATCTGGTTTGTGCGCGTGGTGGGTAATGAGTTCCACATCATCGACTACTACGAGAACAGCGGCGAAGGGCTTCGCCACTACATGAAAATCCTCAAGGAAAAGGGATACACCTACGCCGAACACTGGGCGCCCCACGATATCGACAATCGCGAGTTTGCGAACGATGGCAAATCCCGCCGCCAGCTTGCGCGCGAGGGCTACGAGGTGGACGGCGAAATCTATTCCATCTCGTTCAGTGTGGTGCCGAAACTCGGCGTGGCTGAGGGGATCGAGCTGGTGCGCGAAATTCTGCCCCGCTGCGCCTTTGACAGCGTGAAATGCGAGGAAGGGATAAGCCACCTGGAAGCCTACCGCAAAGAGTGGGACGCCAAACGCGGCTGCTGGAAAGACAACCCTTTGCACGATTACACCTCGCACGCTTCGGACGGTTTCCGCTACTTCGCTGTAGCGATGAGCCGCATTAAACCGGCGACAAACATCAAGATAGGAATTAGCTACTGATGGCAGACATGAACATCGACTTCCACCATCCCGCCTGGTCAGAGTTCGCCGACGAGTGGCAGATGGTGGCCGACTGCGTGGACGGTGAGCGCGCCATTAAGCGCAAGGGCAAGCGCCGGATGGTGTACCTGCCGCATCCGTCCAGCGACTGGCAGGAAAGCGATTCCCAGTGTATCCGTTACGATGCCTACGTGAAGCGTGCGCCGTTCCTGAATGCCACCGGGCGCACCTTGCAGGGGCTGCTGGGCATCGCGTTTGCCAAACCCTTAAAGATTGAGCTGACCGGCGCGCTGGATGTGCTGGCGGGCGACGTTGACGGCCAGGGCTTATCACTCGATCAGCTTGCACGTGATGCGGTATCGCAAAACCTTCAGAAAGGCCGGGCCGGTATCCTGACCGACTACACCGGCAGCGGCGAGCAACCGCTGGCGCGTACCGGCCGCCCGCTGCTGAAACTCTACAAGGCCGCGCAGATCATCAACTGGCGCGTGACCAACGGCAAAACCTCCCTTGTCGTGCTGAAAGAGTGGGAAGCCGTGGATCTGCCTGACGAGTTCCGGCTGGAGCTGCGCATTAAGTGGACAGAGCTTCGCCTGATTGGTGGCAAGGCCCATGTGCGCATCTGGAAGCAATCCGCAGAGGAAGGCGTGAAGGCTACCAACCTGACACCGATTCGCGACAAGGCGGGCATGACGCTGACCGATCTGCCGTGGTCATGGATTGGCGCGGCCAATAACGACCACACGCCGGATGTTCCGCCGCTGGCGGATATCGCCTCGATGAACATCAAGCACTACCAGGCCGAAGCGGATATCGCCGAGATTGCCCACCTGTGCGGGAATCCGACCCCTACCGTTTCCGGGCTTACAGAACCCTGGGCAGATAAATACCTGAAAGAAGGGATTCGCATCGGCTCAACAACCGGCGTGCTTCTGTCTGCTGGCGGGAAACTCGATATCGTCCAGGCCGAAGATCGCAACCTGCCGATTGTCGTCGCCGAACGTCGCGAGAAACAGATGGCGATGCTCGGCGCGAAGCTGGTGGAGCGCGGCACCGCAGCCAGGACAGCCACGCAGGCCGCCGATGAGGCGCAGACCGATAACTCTACCCTGTCTCTCTGCGTAGGGAACGTGGAAGCCGCCATAAATCGCGCTCTCGCGTTCGCTGCGGCGTTTGCAGGGGGTAGCGGTACGATTGCCATCAATAAGCGCTATGAAGTCGCACAGCTTGATTCACAGGCTATAACGGCGCTGCTGGCTGCGGTGCAGTCCGGGAAAATGCTGCTGGTGGATTTCATCCGTTACATGCAGTCAATTGGCCTGGTCGATCCGACGGTAAGCCCGGAGGAAGTGGAAACCGCCCTGAGAGCGCAAAACGACCTTACCGGGAGCCTGAACGATGGCGGCGACGATTAACGATCAGCTACGCGATGAAGCGATCAGCCATGCGCTTTACGTGGCGCGCTACGGTAACGGCGCAGCCCGCAAGATGATCCGGTTACTCAATGAGGCCGACGCGCTGCTTTCTGCCGAACTGCTGAACGTGCTGGATGGCGTGGACGCGGCTACGTGGAGCGAGCGCCGTCTGGCCTCCCTTCTGGCTTCTGTGCGCCGTCTTAATCAGAAGGCATATAAACCCGTCACCGAAGCGCTGAAAAGCGAGATGGCGGCGTTTGCTGAGCATGAGGCGGGCTATCAGTTTGACCTGTTTAACCAGCTACTGCCGGAAGCGGTGTTAAACCACGTCGAACTACAGGCCATCACACCAGATCAGGTGTATGCCGCCGCCGTTTCCAGACCGTTTCAGGGGCGGCTGCTGTCCGAATGGGCCGCGAAACTGGAAGCCGACCGGCTGACCAAAATCACCAACGCGGTGCGCATGGGTTACCTGCTGGGCGAAACCACGGAGACAATCACCCGGCGCGTAGTCGGCACCAGAGCGGCCAACCGCGAGGACGGGGCTATTCAGGAGAACCGGCGCAACCTGGCGGCAATGACCCGAACGGCCATAGCCCACGTTGCCAGCACCGCCCGGCAGTCGTTCGCCAGCGCGAACAGCGACATGGTGAAGGGCAAACAGTGGCTTTCGACGCTCGACACGCGCACGACAACGATCTGCATTGTCCGTGACCGGCTGAAATACACGCTCGACGGGAAACCCATCGACCATAACGTGCCATACCTGCGCGGGCCGGGCAGGGCGCATTTCTGCTGCCGCTCTACCGAGACGCTGATCCTCAAATCCTGGCGGGAGCTGGGGATCGACGCCGACGAGCTGGACGCAGGCACCCGTGCCAGCATGGACGGGCAGACGCCAGGCGATACCACCTATTCCGAATGGCTACAGCGCCAGCCTTACGACCGACAAAAAGCCGTCCTGGGCAAAGAGCGCGCCGACCTGCTGAGGGCCGGGAAACTCAAGGTGCCCGACTTTTTTAACGACCGGGGGGAATTTCTGACCCTCGACCAGCTGCGACGGCTTGAGCCGCGCGCTTTCGATTAATCCCGAGGGGCTGCCAGTG